GTCTCGCACGTTTACCACCAAGCATGTTTGGCTGAGGCTGACCGTTAAGGATTCCTTTATAAACATTTCTCATTAAAGTCGAAGAAATTCCATTGTTATATTCTTGCATCTTTTTTATAATACCAATATATATTTTTTATTTTAAAAACAATATTTATGACAGATATTTATCAAGTTTCGAGGCTCTCTTGCCACCGCTCATGACTCCACCGCTCGTGACTCCACCACTCATAACTCCGCCGCTTGTAACACCGCCCATCATGCTCTTAAGTTGCTTAATAAATGGACGTTCTTGAACCATCTTAAGAATGTTCGCCATTCCTAAATTAGAAGCCTTGCCGCCAACAAGTCTCTGATATTCAGAACTCTCTAAATGAGCGACAGGATTCTGTTCCTTAGTCTGGAGCACTTGCTGTTTAGTTAAGATACCAGTGAAAATCTGCGCTGTACCCTGTTGCAGAGCAAAAAGACCGCTGTTCATGGTAATCGTGACGATTTCAGGTGTAATATCAAAAGGAAATTGGTTGGTCACGTTGATGTTGAACTGGAATTGGTATTGGCCAAGAGACGATGCGGACAGGTAAGATGGCAGACTGAAATCAAGCGAAGGATTGAGGACCAAAAGACTGCCAATAGTTGGGACTTTGCCTTGAGTACCAGTTGCATTGTTATTGATACCTGCCTCGCCTTGAAATTCATAAAATGATTGCTGAGATCCGTTTCTAAAGGACATGTTGTACAAATCTTGCTGAGTCGCAGTTGAAATCAGACCAGATGCATTGTTAAAGTTGATACTAATAGAGTTTATTGTTAGGAAAGAAGATGAATAAGCCCAGTTCTGCGTAGACATTGGTACTCGAACCGAGATGAGAATAAGGTCAGGAATTTGATTCAATTGGATAGATTGCGATGTTAGTGTCACGGAAGCACCGGGAGCAATAGCGGTATTGTTATTTGAAATGCTTAGGTAACGCGGATAGTCGAGGTATGGAACAACATTCTTAGTACTTAATTTAGAGTACTGCTCAGGCTGGAGACTCAAGAAATTAAATAGTAGTTTGGTGCTCTGGAATGCGTTGGGCTGAGTTGCTGTTCCAAGTGTAATACTGGTGATAAAACTGGACAAACCATTTCCAGTACCATTTACTTGAGAATTGGCAGTCGAAAAAAGACGTTTGCACTGAGAATCGACGTTGAGGACAAAAGACATGTTATTGACTCCCAGAAGACCAGCCTCCTGATTAGGTCTGCAGTTGATAAATGGAGACAGAGCCAAAAAGGGTTCAGTAAGTTGAACAGCGATGGAAATTGTCCACGTATCGGCTGTTCCAGCAGAAATGGGTGAATTGTCGGTTGTATCGGTAACTGCATTATAGTGCGAAATGGTAATCGATTCAAGTGGATAAGCCCCACGAGGCTCGAAGTCTTCATCATAGCCGTTGTTGTTATATGCTGCTAAAGGATTCGAATTGGTTAGTACTGCATTGCTATAAAGTCCCCACTGGTTATCGACGTATGACGGCGTAAGACTATTGTAGCGACTTAGCATACGGTTATCATTCATGCGTGTAATCATAGGTAAAATATCTTGCAAATTGCTTGACACTGACACGTTGTTAATGGTTGACTGAACTGTCGTAAATAAACTATTAAGTGGAAATGCTTGAAGACAGTCTGTCAGACCATATTGGAAAGCCTGTTGACCTGCTGGGACACCTGCTTGTCCTTGAGTCGTACCATTAATTTGAACTGTAAAGAACAGAGTTGTCTGCAGTAACAGATGTCTATCAATCACGATATTTTCTGACGGAATTTGCACGTTAAAAACAATACTGCTGTTGGATGCAGATACTGCTTGAAACTGCTGGAAAGTCGATTGAGAAGCACCAGATTGGACTCCAAAAACTTCCTTATCGGTGATATCGGCTATGCGTGAATCTTCAATGAGTACGGTACGAAAGTCTGACATTTTATTTTATATTAAGACAATATTATTTTATTTTGAATTATAATTACTTCCCTAAATTAATCCTAAAGATTTACGGCTTAGTTGTCCCATGCGTCCCCTTTCTCGTGAATAAAATTTTTATAGTAGCCGTTACGCCTGAACCAATCAAAAATGGCTGTAATACTCCAATCCTATCCTTCCAAAATACAGAAATGTCTAAATTGCTGATAGGGCGATTACCAGCAAGGCTAATTAGCCTATATTGAGCACTCGGGTTGTACACTATATTCGGCTTATAGAAACCACTGTCAGAAACGAAGTCTGAGATGATTTGGCTCACGTTAGAATTATTACCACTATTGTTGTAACTGACGCCGTTCAAGAATACGCTCGGTGCTGAGATCTGAGTTGGGACAATGGGCAAAGTATTGCTTGTAAAGACTATGGAAGTAATTGGAGACCATAATGCTATTGTCGAATATTCTTGAACGACTTGAATAGCCGTATAAGTTGGATTTATGGGAGGAAATGGGATTTCATTAGCCCCACCAAAAGTGTTCGTTTGAATCAAAACATTTTCGTTAAATGATGTACCTGCCAGAGTATTGACAGTGAACGGAAATGAACTAAACAACTGGAACAAGGCTGGGTTCATAAATATCTGTATGTAATTGGCTGACGTGTAATCATACCCTAAAACGTCGCAGTTTAAGATGGCTATTTGAGAATTGGTGTCAAATGTCAGGATGGGGGCATTAGTTGTCGGCAAAACTGTTCCTACAGGTAACTGAGCAACCAGAGCATTGAAACATGCTGTAAAGGTCAGATTGATGAGATAGATCCAATACTGAAATGTATAAATGCTATAATATCCTGATGAATTATTCTGCAGCCCATTAGCATATGCATTAGGAGGCAGAGGGACAGGAGCAGAATTATCTTGCGTCTGGAAATTTACATAATTTAGTTGATGATACGTGATTGACGTAGCAGGGTCAGTCCATGACAGCGTCATCGAATAAACCGTTAGGTTGAGGTCGCCTTGATTGGGTTGAATCTCAGGGATGAATATCGGCAGAGTCGGAGTGTCTAAAGTAAATCTGACAATACTCAGATAGTAGTCTTCTGGATTCTGTATTATGGGACTGTTACGAGTTTCATTAAAATACAGAACTGGCGGCGGACTTGTAACCGTCTGAAGATTCGTGATGACAACATCATAATAAATTTTATCTGCTTGAGCGTTAGGCTGATTCGACATGGTTTATTTAATATAGCCTGATATTTTATTACTAAATATTTATATATTTCATCGAAATATTGGCTTTTACATGCTTACTATGGCAAATTAACAGAAATCTAAATGAAATCTATTACCGTTAGATTATTTTAGATTTACTTAGGTAAATATTTGCAAATTTCTTCAAGTCGCAATCTAAAATAATCCAAACCATGTTAGATTTCATTTAGATTTGTTAAAATAACTTAAATAATCATTGTATAAGATATTATAAGATGCCAAAAGATGCTATTGATTACACTAAAACTGTCATATACAAGATAATTGTCAAGGATTCTGGTGCGGTTTTGTACGTCGGCTCATCAACCAACTTTATTCAGCGTAAATGTCGACATAAAAATAATGTAACGAATGAAAAATCGAAAGACCATAATTTTAAGGTCTATCAAGACATCAGAAATTTGGGAGGTTGGGATTTTGTTGATATGATTATGGTCGAAGAATATTCGGATTGCGAGAATAATCTTCAGAGACTTAAACGAGAGCGTGAATGGATTGAGACGTTAATCCCTCAATCTAATATTTTGAGACCTACTATTACAACAGACGAATATAAAGATTATCAAAAGCAATACCGAGTTGAAACTGATTACGACAAAAAATATTATGAAGCAAATAAAGAAATCATGATTCAGAAACAAATCATTCGTAATAAAAATTCAGATGGGTTTAAAGTGTATCAGAAGGAGTACCAAGCCAAAAATAGAGCAAAGATGAATGAATATATGCGTGATTATAGGTTGAAGAAAAAATCTGCCGTTGTAAGTCAGACAGAAGTATAGATAAAAACGAAGAGATGCTAAATTTTAGGTTAAAATAGGCCAATTTAGGACCATTTTAGGGCTATTTTATGGGCTTTTATGGCTATTTAGGTCGGAGTTAGATTTCTTTCAGATTACTGTCGCAGTTTTACAGCAAAATAAGTAAAATCTTGGGTGAAGTTACCAGCAACCCCAGCAACAATAGGTTGTAATTCAATTAACATGTTGGTGTTATCTGCGTTAACAGGATAAAAAAATGTTCTTGCATAATATGCAGACGTATTGGCTGGGATAGTATTTCCAAGCGGTACAATTTGGTCATTTAAGACATATATTAAATCTCCAATGTTATTCGTCTGAGATATGTAAAGAGCAACATCAGTTGCTTCTAAATCACCAGCCGTAACATTTGAGATTTCACCGGAAATTGTTATTGCCCATAATCCTGCAGACAATGTTAAAGGTGCCCTGATAATAAATTTATGTTGGTGCCTGATGTAATTGGAGTAGCAGGTGGTCCATATTGATACGTGAGAATACTTTGAGCCATTTATTTTATTAGCGAGATAATAATTTTATGTAATTTTGACATATGATATATTTACGTTTCCAATCGAGACCGTTGGTGATCCTGCTGTAACCGTCCATGCAACATTGACGTAAAATTGAGTCAGGTCGTTGTCGTCTCCACCAATAATTCGACAAACTTCAGTCACTGCAAAATTGTAATTTGTATTGGCAGCGCACGTAAATCCTCCGTCAGGCGGTGTAATTATCGATTGAGTACAAGAAACAATTCCTAACCCATTGGCAGGCATGATAACAGCATTTGCACGTGATATTACTACATTATTATCACTTGCAGACAGTGTCCCAGTAAATCTTAAAGCATAAATCCCAGAATCGAGTTGGATTGATGAGCATATAAAGTTTACACCAGTCGTCAAATTCCCATTTACTACAACAGGTTCGTCTGATGTAGACGAGTTAGTTAAATTTGGTAGAAGAAAGCCATTTGCATATGACGGAGTTGTCTGATAATCAATCGAATACGCCGAAGAATAAGACATTTTATTTATTGGTGAGATAATAATTTTATGTAATTTTTGTATAAGAACAGTCCATATCAGTGCATGTAACTGTTCCAGCACCAGACCATGTAACGTTTAACGTAAAAGTAGTTGGGTCATTTTGGTCGCCTACAACATAAGATACGTTGTCGGTTAAAGTAAAATAATATGGTGTTCCAGCAGAGGCAATAAATCCTCCGCTTGGTGGTGTAATTATAGACATTTTAGAAACGACAACAAGACCTGCTGCTGGAGTTATAGTTGCAATAGCACTGCTAATTAATACAGTATCGGCTGATGCAGTTATTGCTCCTACAAATCTTAACAGGTATATCCCTGTATTAAGTTGAACCGAATTGGCTAAAAAATCGACTCCGCTCGTTAATTCCCCACTGTTAGATGAAATATTTACGCTTGTAGATGAGTCTGTTAATCTTGGTAGAAGAAAACTATTTGTATATGACGGAGTTGTCTGGTAATCAATCGAATACGCTGAAGAATAAGACATTTATTTATTGGTGGGATAATATTTTAGACAAGTTTTACAAAGGAAATGTAATATGTCAGGTCGACTGATTCGGTGTTGCCTGTAAACTGCAGTACAAATTCCAGTTCGCATTGTTGATTTGGTTCAGTTATTTCTAAAATTGTCGACGTGCTAATTATAGTATCTTCTAAAGTTGCAGGGCTGAACCCTGCGAAAGTTGTTGTATTAAAATATGGAGTCAGCGACCCTTCAATGCTTATACCTGTAGCAGTATTTTGAAAGTCAGTCGTACCATCATTTACCGTTACAACAAAATTGCACGTTACAGCCCATTTGCCTCCAACCAAAGGAACAAAAATAAGGACTGGGGTGCCGTCACCGATTGGGGTCGGAGTGGTCATGTTTTTTGTAATACTAAACCCAATTGGAGGGGTTACTGGCAAGTCATTTACATAAACATATGTATTGTATCTCGACGACGATAATGACATTTATTTATTAGCAATATTATTTTTTATGCGAGTCTCGTGCAAGTTACAGCACCAAACGTTATTTCAGGTGCGGTTGTATCATTTTCGTACTCTATTGTTAGCGTCACGGTAACAGGATTAAATGTTGTATTGTTGGGGATGGTCAAAATTGCAGTGGTGCAAATAGAAATTACTCCTCCGTCGCCAAAATTTAAATTGTTATAATAAACTGGAGAGACGAATGGGACTGTTGCGCCTGTAAAACTGATTGACAAATTGGTCGAAGTAAATTCAGTGACAGCATCTTGTTGAGTCACCTGAAAAATCGGTACTATAGACCATGTCCCCGATGTCAAATTAAGATTTACAATTTCATCGTCACCTGAAGTAAGTGGAAATGGTGTTCCTTCAACGATTTTTTGAACCGTTGCACCAACTAATTGTTGACCTTCGGATAATGGACTTAAAGGATTTGTTGCATTGATTGTTGAAGATGAATAAGACATTTTATTATTAGTTAATATTATTTTTTTATGCGATTCTAATACAACTTATTACGCCAGTGATACTCGGGGGGGTAGTAGCACCAGAAAATACTGATGAAATGGAAACGTCAATTGGAGACACTTCATCATCAACTACATCAACTATTTGAGTTACACTAAAAGTCTGAGATTCCGTATTCGGGACTGTTGCATTATAATAACTTGATGTAACGTATGGCGTGGCTGATGCATTTTCTATTTGAATCTCTAATGCAACTAATAGAGTTGCGTCGTCATTGGAATTAAAACCATAACTCGAGACAATTGCCCAGATTCCGGGCGGTAAAGGTATACTTGTTACATAGGCAGTACCAGATACAGCGGGATCACCTGCAGTTGCCGTTTCAACGAAAGTTGTTCCAACTGTCCGCTGACCTTGAATAAATGCGTTGGGGTTGTTTGCTGGTTGAGATGTTGACGATGCGTATGACATTTATTATTGGTATATATTATTTTTATTACCAAGTCTTAATTATTTCTAAATGCTCGACAGGAACCATGTAATGGAGTTTATGGTCGCCGTTGATATATTGCTGCTTATAGCCGTCAAATCGTTCCTTATCATACAAGATGTACGCTAAACAATCTCTGAAATTAAATACCAGTATAAGTTCCTTTTCGCCTTGAATCTTATTGGTTGCAATTAAAGTGTCACGGTAAGTCGTGCTCTTAACATGTCTCGACTTCAACTCGTAATTGAACTGGTCGTCGTAAAAATCATGCTTTGAAAATCGGTCCTCTTGCGTCTTTATTTCACGTCCAAAATGCTCTCGCAAAAATGGTAATATTTTCGATTCTTGAGTCTTGCCAAAAGTATGCCACGCCTCTTTATAAACCATTCTTTTATGTATGTCCAGAAATGAAATCTTTTAAATACTATTTTTAAATCTAATAAAATTTAATGTTGGTTTATGTTAAATCGAATAAATGTCTAATGGTGCTAAACGAAATCTGATTGCCAAGTATAAGCGGCTGTTGTCAACCATGCTCAGCGATGACGATATGGAGCATTATATTGGCGGCTCAAAGGCTAAAATCTTGAAATATTCCGAGTTGGCAAACTACAATGATTTAGCAGAGTTGTTGCCTGATAAAAAAGATTATCGAATCGTTTTGACTGAGAGCAAACGCAATCAAGGGCATTGGTGCTGTATCGTTAGAGATGGCAAGACCATTATCTGGTTTGATAGTTACGGCATAAAACCAGATGGTGAGTTGAGGTTTATTCCGACCGAAGTGAGGCGAATGCTTGGCGAGACAGAGCATCAGTTGACGAGGCTCTTTAAAACGGCAGACCCATCGGAAACCGTAATATATAACAAAAAAAAATTGCAACAATTAAGTGATGATGTAGATACGTGCGGACGCTGGACAATTGCCTTCATAGCAATGAATCAGTTAGGTTATTCTCTTGAGGATTTTATTGACAAAATCGAACAAATTTCGGAGGATACTGGTAAGCCTCCTGACATTATCGTTTGCGATTGGATTCAATAAACTTATTTTGCGTCTAATTTGACGTACTGGTCTTTAATAACATTTGACGACGTCCCCATAGCAGCCGCATCTTCATTGAGTTGCTCCACCTTCGCTCCATATTTATTTGTAAGGTAAATATTCCTCAACATGCTTACTCCAATACGTTTCCCAAAAATCCGATTTAAGATGCGTGTAATAGCGTTATTGGATTCAAACGGTTTCCCGTCATAATCAACGAGTAGAGGTATTTGATAAGGTTTCTTCTTGAATTCTGCACGTAATGGGGTAACCTTGGTTAAATAAGCCTGTAGGACTGTTTTGAGTGCATCATTGACGTCAATAATCTGAGTCTTATAAGTCCCAGCCGTCTTGTAATTATTCATGTAAAATTTCCAGTTGGTTGTATCGAGGTAATTAAACTTTTTGTCTGCATTTTCGCTGTCATATTTTTTAACGGCAATGCATAATTGATAATCTGCATTTCGTCTCGGAGGTTGTAGGCAGTATAATGACAAAACTACCCAGTCGAGGAGGGTGTTATATTCCTTCTCATTTACCTTTTTTTTCTCGAGGAGGGGTACGGCGAGGTCGGTCAAATCTTCATAAACTTTTAGGACTTCGGATTGGTCGATCCAATTGGCTTCTTGAGTCTCAGATTTTGTATTATTTACGGCGAGTTCCTTATTGTATTTCATCATAAGATCATAATACTTGTCATAAAGTTTCTTCATCTTGGGTTCTTCTTTAAGTAGACTTACCACGCTTATTAAATAAGACCGTCGAGTGTTCGGTTTGTAGTGCTCCAACTTTGAAATTATTGAATCAAAATCCTTGAGAAAGGTCAAGGTTTTTATCTCGTTACCTGCATTTAAGCGTTTGAGGTTGTTCATGTATAGTTTGAGACTGCTCTCGCTGATGCCCTTGGATTTCAACTTTTCAAAGATATCTGACATTTGTATTTTTACTTTATAGATTTTATTTTATTTTTCCTAAACAATTAAAAAATAAATATGTTGTTTAAGAATAAAGATGAGTTTTGGATCCCAATATAATCTTAATCAACGGCTGACATATCTTGAGTACTTGCTCAACAATTTGCCGCCATTTCCCCCTACGTCTACTTTAGCCCAAGTTTTGACTGCTGGATCAGTTGGAAACATCGGTCAGACTATCACTTTAAGTAGTGCACTTGGAACGGCTACATATAATGGCTCCACTGTTGTCATTACCGATGGATCTACGACCAATACAATAAATCAGTTGGGTTATACGACTCGTAATTCGGTTCAAAATTCTGCCCATTATCTGAATTTTAGCGACAGCAGTTCAACAGGTACTGGTGCCATCCAAAAGACTGCTGGAATTAGTTGCAACCCTTCGCTGAACTCTATTACGGCTACCAGTTTCAATGGTGCTCTTAACGGAAATGCATCGACATGTACTTTAGCAAGTAATGTTAACGTCTCTCTTTACAATTCATCAACAGCCCTTTCACTTGCTCTCATCGACCCTGATGCAGGAAGCAGTAGCGTTCGTTCACCTGTAAATAATATCAATACCAACAATTTGATGTTTGACCCATCAGTCTCAAAATTATACATGTATGGTCCAAACGACAATTCCTATACATTTTATCAACCAACTCAAATGAATTTTTCTCAAGGTGTCTATTCGTCAAATTTTACGCCAAACGCCGTTCAATTAAATAATGGAAGCGGTGGTGGGTCTCAAACGCAGATAGATGTTGCAACTATTCAACTTTCGACAAATAGTCCTTCTGCTGTTTCTACATGGTCTACAACATCTCTAACGGTTCCCTCAGTAACATCTCCGAGCACTCTCACTTTGAGTACAACTGGCACTTTTAGCAGTTCGATATCTTTAAATCCAACAACTGGAGACTTGAGTTTATCGTCTGCAGGAGGGGGCTTACTGTTAACGAGTGGCAACGGCGATGCAGGGTTTTCTGGCATTACTTTATCAGCCCCTCAGGGTGACATCGCATTAAATACTGGCGGAGCAGGTTACAGTGTTACTTCAAATGCTCGAATAACTTCAACCGTTGGCTATCAAGGCAAAGTTTACCATACAGATCAGCCAACTACAAATTTGACATATTATTTGACTTTCGTTCAAAGTGGCGGCGTAAGTGGATATTATGACCCAGCGTTTGATTCGGCAACCCTAACTTACAATCCGTCGACCAATCTTTTATTCGTTGCTGGTCTTCAATTGAGTGGCTCGACAAATACTGGTACTCTTTCGGCTGGTGTCTTAACTTTAGGCTGTAACGAGAGCAGCAGCAGACAATTCCAAGTCTCAATGACTTCAAATATTACAGGACTAACATGCTCTAACCGTCGAACCAATGGGGTTTATACATGCTCTATTTATAATGTCAGTGGCTCAGTTTTCACTATAAGTAACGTATTGACTGGTCTAAATAAAACTGATTATGCTGCTCCGATTGTTATGAATAATGGGGACACTGCAGTGATGACAATACGAACTTTGCTGACGAATGGAGTTACGTCCAATTATGTTTCGGTTTCTAAATTTGTTTAATAAACTAATGTTGAGCATAAATAAAGATGATGTCTGAAATATTTTATACTTTTTTAGTTACAAGTTTGATCAGTTGCACTTTAGCGACTCTGAGAATGATTTACAAATCAAAATGCAGGTCATGTAAGATCTGGGGCTTTGAAATTGTACGAGATGTTGAACTTGAAGAACGAATAGATGAGTTGGATATACAGAGGTCAAAATCGCTGGGAAACAATACAATAGATGATGCTGAATCTAAAAAGGTTTAATAACTTACGGAGACTAAAGATCGCAAGTAGGATGGAACAATCATTCTGCTACAGTATTCGATATCTTCATTTTCTCTATAATTTATCAACTGAAATGTTTGAGACGTTATAATATGTAAAGTATGAACCGTTGGAAGATTGTACGTGCTGCGTAAGATCCTTAAAAGTGAGCCCATTTTATCATTGACATCATATTCAGTTTCATGAACCCACCAACGTCTTGCATGTTTATAGACATAATCTGACAATTCTTGAAGACTGTTTATTTGAGTAACTACATACTGAAGACCACTTGCAGTCATATTGACATGAAAACAATCCTTTGAAAATGTAAATTTCAGACCCCTATGTAATGATGGTTTGTCACCGAATCTAAAAATTTGCGGTATGGCTTTTATGAACTGGTTTTTGACTGTCGTGTCTGCTGCATATTCATAAATAATGTCTTGGACTGGTTGGGGAAGAAATCTAATTTTAGTTTTATTCAGTGCTTTGGTTACTTCAAGAGCGTTGACTGGTATTGCTACTTTTGGAGTCGAAGGCTTACCAAGCCCTGAGACGTATTGCTGCATAAGGTTGATATGGACTGGTCTTTTACGGTGAGTCGAGATGTTTTTTCTGGTTACCATTCTCCCGCACTCGCAAAGCATCTTGGGTAGTTTTCCGTCGCATAGGATAATTTCTTGATCAGTTGACATTTTATCTTACTTTTCTCTTTACTTTTTCTATACTACCTACTTAAGAAAAGTCTTTAAGCCCTTTTTTTACTAAAAAGTTTGGAGATTTCTAATCAATTTTTTATTTTCATAATTTGGTTAATAAAATATTTGCTCTGTTTGAAATCCTTTTTGTCGATCGGTTCTTTTGGGTCAATTATATGACTCGTCAAATGCTTTACCATCATGCCGTAGTCTTGGATTTGTTGACTTTTTGACAATCCTGATCCAAGCATTTTTTTTGATGGTTTATGAACCAATACATTCAAATAAAACCTCGCTCGGTGAAGTGTCTTTTTTCGGAATTTGTCAGGGTTAGCAGTGACAAGCATAGCAAAATCATGCAATGTTTCAGGGTAACCATTTTTGGCTTTGAAATTTTTAAAAGTAGCGGTTAAAGTATTCCATTTAATACTATCCCAATCTACTGGATTCTCATCATCATGACCTGCACCAATCATAGTTTTTGGGTCTATTCGTTCGAGAATCTTGGCTTTATGTTCTGCTCTCGGATCAAAATAAGATTTGGATGGAATGGTTATGTTATGAGTCTGAGTAAACTTGGGATTTAAATAACTTTGAACTGCGGCATAAGGCATGAATAAGGCTGATACTGGGTCGAATGATGACCGTATATTGTACTCGTTGGAACTTGGGGCTTCGCCCATCCATGCAGGATTAACGTTTATTATCTCTTTCGTGGTTTGTCCTAACTTTCGGCTTAAAACCGCACCTTGGCTATGCCCAATGGTTGAGATATTTTCCTTACCATATTTGCTCTCGGCTTTGTTTTGAGTGTCTCTTCCCTGCTTAAATCTGTCAGTATACTCGTATGCACCAGTAAGATATGCAGCATTGTTAAACCAATCCCACGTGCCTTTCGTCCCACGGTGAGCAACAATGGTTTGCCTTGTCTCAGGATTAGAATAAACCTTGGTTGTTGGGGTTGACAGGTCGGAATCGATTACAAAATCGCCGATGACAGGTGACGGTTCTTCTTTGTAGGATTGTTCTATAAATGACTGCAGGTCTTTAGCCGAGACTGCACCACCAAAGATTTTGTTATTATGTCTTACAAATTGAGTCATTTTATTATAATGTTACAATATAATATTAATAAATGGTTTATTCGGATGTTGCTGGTAACTGCTTCATGGTCGTAACTGACATGAAAGGCAATGAATTTTTGACGTGGATAACGATGCGAGACGACGAAATCGAGTATGACTTTGATGACGGTGACGAGGTAGAGTATGAATTTGTTTAGAAAATTTTCTAAATATAAATAAATGCCGTATAGATTTGATGATGAGTTTCCCCTAACAGACGACATATGGGATTACAGTAATCCAAAAGAAGTTGCTAATAGGGCTAAAAAATTTTACAATTCAAAAATATACCGCTCGACAAGACCTACTAAAAAATACATGATATTTAACCCTGTCAGCGAAAAATTTGTTCACTTTGGAGCAATGGGTTACGAGGACTACACCAAGCATAAAGATGAGGATAGACGTCATAATTATTTAGTACGTAGCGGTAATATCAGAGGCAAATGGAAGACTGATCCATTTAGTCCGAATTTTTTGAGTCGCTGTCTTTTATGGACTTAATACAATCCAAATTTTTCTTAGCAGAACATCTTATACACCAATCACTTTTACTTTGTCTGGCTGAAGAAGCAGTCACCTCTCTTATTTTACTACAGTTTGAACATTTAACTTCAACTTTTTTACAAATAAATTTACCGTTGGAGTCTACCCATTTATGTTTATTATTTTTGTAATATTCTGCTTTCTTTACTGTCAGAATTTCCTTATTTTTTTCCCTATATTTTTTACTAACCAATGATTTGCGTTTTATTGGGTCTTGTTCGTCTATATCGTCATGATAGAGAACACTATTTTTAACATTATCAGAGACAGTTACATATCTAAGATTTTCCATAGTATTATCGAGTTTATTTCTATTAATATGGTCAACCACCAGATTAATAGGTCGTTCACCTATAAATGCATTGGCTACCAATACATGAACTGCATAATTAATTCTCTTTCCATTTTTCTGCAATTGAAAATATTTGTATCCCCTACTATCAACACTACCTTTTATTTCAATAAAAGAACCGTCAGGTTTTGTCTTTCGGATGTTGCCTAAATTTGATATTTGATAAGATTCGACGCAATTTTTATATTCTTCCATTTACCTAATAATTTAGGAAGTATTTAAATGGTATTTTCTGGTGAGATGATCTCGTTGATGGGTTCAGGCTGAGCCTTGGCAAGTTTCCGCGCAGCATCTAACTTGGGCTTGCGGACATTCAAGTAGTAGTCTCTTTTCTTGTCCAAAATTGCTTGGTATTTTACTGGGTCAGTCTCCTTAATCTTGGCATTCCACGCGTTATTTTTGATCCTCATTTTCTCAGGATTACGCTTTTGATATTCTGAGACCGTCTTCAAATGATTCTTATAGTAACGGATAGCGATTTCTGGATCAATTTCAGACATGTTTATTATGTATAATTATAATATTATTCCTTTAACTTATTTTTATGGAAAAAGTTTGTAAAATGCCTTAATCTGGTGCATGGCTTCCATCGAATTGCTATTTTTACAAGATTTTTCTGATGCGCTCGTCACCCCTGATCATTCTGCATAAGTCTCCGCGGTGGTCGGTTCGTTTTTTTTGTTTTTATCGTCTGAAAAAAAGGATGTATGCAGGTGAAAAAATAATTTTCAAATCCTTTTATATAATTCAGTTTTTATTATTTTTTATTTTTCAACCAATTCCATTTTTTTGTATACATACTATACATCTATTCATCTTTAGTAAAATATAGTAGTATACAGAGCATAATAAAAACTCCGCGGAGACGGAATCCTTATGTAAATGGTCTCATTTTGAAAAATGTAGTGTTACGATGTATGGAGTGCATAGGTCTCAAGAAAAGTTTAGGACCTCCCAAAATGTTTTCTCAACTTATTCGAAAAATAAGTAAAAAGAAACTTAAAGAGAAAACTTTTATCCAATCATACAAAAAAGAATGTCCAAACAAGTCAAAATTAGCATTAACCAGAAGAAGATGACCGACTTTTACACCACCATGAAATCGTTTCATAGCCAACATGGTGTCGAGACTCATTGGTTTCCAATCAAACTCGAGGTTAAGTCAACGGACAAAATCGAGCACGGTGAAATCAAGATGTCAAAGGATCTCAAATCAATTAGGATTTGGAAAGGACGTGATGAAGAAGGCAAATCAATTTACGAAGGGCATCCGTTGTACTTTCAAGGACAAAAGAAAAGCAAAAAGACCGGAGAATTATACGACGACTTTATGCCCACTCAAAGTGACTGGGATAGGTTCACCCCAGACCAGATTTTGGCAAGGCAGGAACTCATGCTTGACCCAGTTTGGAGCAAACAATTTACTCATATTGCAATGAAGACCGATACCCTCAAGCATATTGACCTTGACTGCCCCAAATACCACCAAGACTACGCAGACTTATTCAAGACCCATCCTTATTACAAATCGGCAACTAAATCATTTGGTGCTCATATCATCTTCACTTCAGACTTCAAATCAACATCAAAACGCAACCCAAAACTCATCAATGATGTTGAAAGCGATATTCCGCAAGATGTTGAACTTTTAGACGGACAATGGTCTTACCTTCCGATCGGAACTGAAATCTTCAACATTGGGCAAACAAATCTAAATTTTGACATCAGCAAATATGTCATGCAAACCTTAAATGATGTTAAAATTTCAAACAAAAAAATAAAGTCAGCCGTTGTAGATTTGTCCATTTCATCCACCGAGACCGAGGTTTATTCTTACAGTAACGATGTTGATCAGACACGTGAACTGATGAGCCTTATAACATGCAGCAAAAAAGATGGACGAAATAGATGGCAATGCATTTGCGATGCGATGAAAGCCAACGGTTTGGTTGAAGGCGACTGGCTACTTTTTTGCAAGAATAATGGTCTTAACTTGGATAAAGAAAAACTTAACTTTTGGGAGAATTCTAAGGGTGACAAGGAAATCTTTTACCTGCATAAACTTGCAAAGGAGTCGGACCCTCAAAAACATGCAGAATTTGTTACCAAATACAACATTAGTTTGGTTAACCCTGAGGCTCAGAAATTCCTTGACAATCAAGAAAAACTTGGCTTGATCATGAATCCTGACGAGATAAGGCAGACGACAAAGTACATGAAAGCCAAAGCAATCTTAGAGCAAAAAATCTTTAAACTTGAAGCACCACTTCGCTACGTGAACATTGATGCAGCAGATGACTCCAGTGAAATCTGGTTTTACAACGAGAAACAACTCCAACTTTATTGCAGAGGCAACCGAGATTTTCCAGATATTAAAATGGGTGGGAAACGATTACCATTCATCAACTTTTGGCAAGACGACTACGATCACCGAGTTTATACGAAGATGGTCTTCGAAACAAATCCGTCCAAATTCAACCCAAAAAATTACAATCTATTTACAGGATTCAGCAACGATAAAGGACAGTCAGCCATCAAAGAAACTGAGAGCCATTTCCTGCGACTGTTGAAGAAGCACTGTCAAGAACCAGAGATTTATGAATTCTTTAAGTGCTGGATTGCTCATATGATTCAAAGACCGTGGGAAAAGAGCGGAATCGCCATGGTACTGTATTCCAAACTTGGCGGAGTTGGCAAAAATTGCTTGGTTGACGGAATCAAAGCCATAATTGGCAAAAAATACACTGGTCAACTGCAGTCAATAAAAGACATCACCAAGGACTTCAATGCGCACTTATGCAACAAGATCTTTATCTATGGAGATGAGGTCTGCAGCAAAGCCAAAGAGATGACAGATTTCTTGAAAAATGTTGTTACGAGAACTGAGTGCAGTCTGGAGAAAAAAGGTGTTGATGCGATAACCGTCAATGATCAGTCCAACTACATGTTTACGACCAATAATGAACATTGCTTCAAGACAGACGAGACAGACCGCAGACTCAACTTTATTCGCTGCGTTGAAGAGCGGTTATCGAGTGAGGATTCCATTGCATTCTATGAAGAAATAAATGATCCGATTAAAGTCCAACAATTGTTTGAATTCTTCAAAACTTATGAGCAAGTAGATCTCGAAAATATTCCTCGATTCCGAATTGGGCAGGGTCAGGCTGCACCTGTAACTCAGTACAAAAAAGAGTTGATTTTTGAAGACCGCAAACCATTTATTGCAATGCTCTACAAAGAACCCATGTCGTTTATTGATCAGAGGATTTCTGCGACGGAACTCCATAAAATGGCTGTTGAGTTTGCTCGTAAGAATTTCATGTCTCCAAACTTCACCATTACTGAAATGGGTGTAGCCATGAAAAAGTACATTGGGGCAATCAAAAAGCGTACAAAGACTGGATACATGTTTGAATTCAAATCGAGACAACATTTATTGAAAATCCTCTACGAAGTGGACGAGCCTTATTACAGATACGTATTCCAACTTGAAGAAGATGACGAACCATTTTTTGATGAATAAAATATATAAATATATAATAAAAATGCCCAAAATCGACGACCCAACCCTTTACGAATTAGTCAAAAAATATGCAGATACAATTTATTTGAAACCGTCAGCCTACAAGAGCGGCTTTATAGTCAAGACTTATAAACAGTATGGCGGTACTTATTCTCCTGATGGCGCTGAGAAAAATCTAAAACGATGGTTCAAGGAACGGTGGACTGACGTAGGTAATGCCGAATATCCTGTTTACAGACCAACCAAAAGAGTCAGCAAAAAGACCCCGCTAACAGCATCAGAATTAGATCCGACCGATTTGAAAAAACAAATATTGCTGAAACAAATAATCAAGGGAAAGTTTAACTTACCCAAATTCAAATAGTCTCCAAACTTGTTCGGCAAAAAGGGCTTAAAGACTTCTCTTTAGTAGGTAGTATAGAAAAAGTAAAGAGAAAATGTCATCAATCCAAGATCAAACTCTAATCTGCGACGGAAAAGTGAGATGCGTATGCGGCTGCATGATCGCCAAGAAGGGGCTCAAAGTCCATATGAAGACCAATAAACATATGAAACTCATGGAAGGCTACGTGTCACCAGTAAGACTTTGCGAACATGACTACATCCAGAAACCAGTCGAGTCGGTTGAAATTATCAAGGCTGCTAACAAGACAAGAATCGAGACCCTCCCTCAACCAATTCAAGACATGATTTATGAATATGCAGCGGATCGAACAGGCAAAGACAACTTCATCATGGCACTTCCAGAACTCTTCAGATTCAAGTTGAACCTCGAGGACGAGACCGAATGGGATTTATCTTATGTCAAGACAGCAAGATTGGTTTTCTACACCGATAAATTTTTGGTAGAGTTTAAGACTTCTGACATTGTAACGGTGCGGAAATTTAATGATCTCGATACCCTCTCAAACCATATTTTTAATGGAGCAACTCGCAATTGGGCTGCAAGTCGAAATTACGATGAGACAAATCCGTTTGACTCAATGATTCACGCAATGCGACGTGGGTTTGACTTTGAAACCTTTGATGTCCTGCATATAATAAACTCTAAAAATATTCAGATCATAAAACAGGGAGAATTTAATGAGACGACATGGGACTGGGACCAATACAAAGTACCGTATTACATGACGAATCTTATTAGATCCCCACCACTTTAATCATCATTGTTCAAAGTATAAACCTCCTGCTCACTCAAGACCACCATCGGAAACGACTTTATTACTGTACACCAGCGACTATTCAACTTCTTAGTCTTTTTAATCTGATCCTTATCAAACCCAAGGTAACTTTCAAGCAAATATTTTAACACTCTGCCACCGCTATTCTTAGGGAAAAACGTAATGCTATGGGCTTCATTCAAGATCCGCTTGGTCTCGTTACCAGAACATGCCAAATGCGAAGTATAAATGCAATAAACGTTGAAATGTCTCCCCGTCTCAAGAATACTGTTCAAGATCGACGCAACTTTTATTTTCATGGGTTTATCAGTGATGCAGTCAACATCGTCAAAAATGACCAAGGAATCTTTAAAATCCTCAGCCTTGAGATCATCTTGCAGTAAAGCGGGAGTTAGAGCAATTCGTTTCAAATCCTTGACCTTATCAATACTGGAGTCATCAGCGATTGACGAAAATAAATAGATTTGTCTCTTGGGGAATGCCTTCTTAAATTGGTCGCAATATTCCTTAGTGTAATATGATTTGCCGCTACCTGAAGCCCCGCATATGTATAAGATTTGCCGTTCTTTTTTGGTGTCGGGAATCTGTTGAAATTTTTCAGCCCCCGTTAATTTAAGTTCGTTGAAAATAGCCTTAGCATTTTTGCTGTCATCAACACTCAGAATGGGAGTTTTTTTAGTACGTGAATTCTTAATGATGCAAAACGGTTGACCTTCGGATTCGAAATTCATACTTGTTTAATATAATAATACAGATTTATTATTTTTTACAAATTCCAAACATTGTTTATTTATTATCTTCAAAAGTTCGAGACTAATAACCTCTAATTTATTGCCAATATCTTCGAGCGTCTTGCTGGTATAAGCGTCCGCTAAAGATTTCTCTAAAGTCTTGTCTTTTATAAATTTACATTTCTCTGCGATAATCCCAATGTTATTCTTTATGTCAGCAATGTTAGGCGTCCTGAACTTCTGTTCGAGCAACGCAATAATGGTATTTATTTCAGATCTCTGCTTATAAATAAGACCTGTAATGGAGTTAAAAAAATTGAACAGCGTCGTCATTTTTTGTTTGCTTTTGCCCTCGATATTATAATAGGCAAAGCACCGTTTGAGCCCCTTCATATAATTTCTGGCAGCATAAAAGTACTCATCGAAATCGTGCTTTATGCTGTTGAGGATACTTGGCTTGGCTGCGTCTTCTTTGAAAAAATTGGCATCATTACCGATCTTAATAAAATAATTGTCCGAGAACTCGGTGAAGATTCCGTCGATCAACGCAATGACATCCAACTTCATAGTTGTCTTCATTAAAATGCAGTCTTGGAAGGCAATTTTTCGACCGTCCTTCATGATTTTATAACCATTCTTGATGTCATCTTTATTCCAGCGTAAGGCTTTTCCGTCAGAGTCCATCCCGCATTTGAAATCCGAAATATATATGTCAGGGTCTTGCTCGGCTTCAGCAAATTTCTTTTTGAAAAATAAATATATTGAGTGCAATATGGTATGCTTGTCGCTCGAATTAAAATAATCATTCAGGTCATAATCAGATACGTACTTGGCATGTTTAAAAGATGCAGATCCGACAACTTTGTACGTACGTGAAATGGTCATCAAATTGAAAATGTTACGTATCGCCGCACTATAGTCTTTTATACTACGAGTCTCAAATAAATCATGCATTGCTATATGTTCTTATTTTATATTTATAATAAATATTTTGTTGGGCAATTTTTAATGTTACGTGAGTACACGGTGGGGATGTCTCGAGTGTTGTTTATTTTCTTGCCATAGAAATTGCGACCTGCACCTTGCAGTCCAGTTGGCTCATTTTGTTTGTATGAGTTTAAAGCAATGGTAATTTGCTCGATGATTTCAAAAATCGTTTTTAATAACATTGCCCAAGAATTGTTACCATAATCAATAGTAACAAACAAATAAGCCCAATTTTGCATGAAATCTTGGTAATAAACGAGGTCTGCTCTGATTTGGTCAAGTTCTTTAATTTCTTTCCCGTCGAGATCACTTACATTTGGCTTAATATATGTCCTAAAAAACAGATTCGCCTTATTGAGTGCACTTTGTAAAAATTTTATCTTGTAAATAAATTCATACTCTTCATCTGGGTTTGTAGGTGCGGCTAATTCTTTAATCAGTTCTGCATTCTGATAAATTTCTGATACAAGATTTTTAAACTCCAAAAATTTCAATGAAATGTCAGCAGCCGATTTTTGAGCATTTATATAGTCTCTGTCCATGCTGCCTGTAGGAGCAATATTGTCTAAAGAATACGATGCAACACGTTTTGATGCACTAAATATACTGTCAGGATTCTCACCAAGGTTTCCATAATCTGCTAATAATGGCATTTTATTTATGACAATATTTTTATTTTAATCAAGTTTATTAATAAAGTCCTTGGTCCTTGACATATTGACTCGCTTGAGGGAGGCTCAACCCTTGCTGTCTCATGACTGCAGCAACGATGTCTCCACGTGCGACTTCACGTTTATGACCTGATTGAGGCAAAGACATTCTTTTTGGCTTTCGACCTGCTGCCATCATGAGAGGAACAACGTAGGGTGCAGCCGCCTTCGACACCTTGACAACATCATCGAGCCAATTTCCGCCTCGGCGTGATCCTGCTGATACTCCTTCAGGTCCTACGCCAAAATCTGGAGCAGCAGATGATTTCTTTTTAGATGTTCGTTTTGATTTGGGAGGTGAACTTAACATTTTTGCAATTGCTTTTGCAGACAATGCTTTTTTTACACCCTTGGGGTGCCCGATGTCGATATCTTCTGATGCATATTTCTCTGCGGCTATTTCTGCTGCTATTTCATCTTGATATTGTTTGGCTAATTTCGCTGAGGCTATCTCAAGTTTTGTCCTTCGTTTACGCTTTGGTGCAGTCTTCTCCTTTTTAGGTCCACGTGGTTTTCTTGCCTCTGGTGTATATAACGATTTATTTGCCTTTATCAGTTTTCTTGCAGCAGCCTTGGTAATTCCTTGAGATTCAGCCAATAGAGCAACCTGAGCCCAGTAATGCTTTAAGTCACCACCAACCATTGTACCATCGTCTGAATCGCTATCTGAATCATACTGAGCACCAGCCTTCATTTTCGGTTTTCGTTTTCGAGCACCTGCATAAAGATGAGATTCTTGAGGATGATACGACTGCAAAGCCTGAGGGTAAACATTATTATGAAATTCACTTGGTCTATTGCTCAGCATAGCCCCACCAGATAAATAAGACTTTATTGCGTCTTTTGCTACACTTGAGGCTACGTTGGTTGCTACAGGAACAACTTGATGAGCGAATGGTTCAAGTACATCTTTGGTATCATTCAAAAAATGTCCAATTGAATATTTTCCACCCTTTCTTTTGCCTCCCCTAATATAACTTAAAGCCGCCTCCTTGGCAAGTTCACCTGCAATAGGAGCCGCTACTTGAGCCGTACCTACTAAGCCTTGTTTAAATCCTTTACCAAAGTCCTGCCAAAATCCTGCTCCAAGCAAATTAGGTTGATGGATTCTACGGGTTCCGACTGCTAAAGTACTTGGATAATCATATTGAGTTAGACCAGCCTTTGGATGAAGTCTCGCACGTTTACCACCAAGCATGTTTGGCTGAGGCTGACCGTTAAGGATTCCTTTATAAACATTTCTCATTAAAGTCGAAGAAATTCCATTGTTATATTCTTGCATCTTTTTTATAATAC